GACGCTAATAATTCGCGGTTCTATGCGTTTAGCAATGCCGGAGAAGTTGCCTGCTTGGTGAAATGCTGACTCGCCGTAGTATCTTGTTTCGCTCGAATCATTAGCGTCCCATATGACTTTCAAATACGCAGCAACATTCGGCCTCGCCGTGCGGGAAAGGTCGTGAAGATCATCTATTTGAGTTTGCGTTAAAGCCATTTAGCCAAGCCCAACAGCCCATTTAATGTTTAGGTGTTCGATAAGTTCGCGTTTCTCACCTGACGGTATCGGTTGAGCAAACGAAACGACCTCCGCCATATCCATTTCTGCGAACGTTGCAGCCGTCCCTCGATCCTTACCGAACTGGATCGACGCAGGGTCAATGCTTGCGGCGAATTTCATATTGATAATGCCGAAAGCGTTCATCGGTGCTTGTAAGTTCGTATGCCCGTATTCAACGCCGTTTAGATAATATTCGTCGGCGGTTGCAAGGTTGTTCTGGAACTTGGTGTCTGCCGATGTGCCGACGAGAATGGGATCGGCAGCGGCAGAAGTCCACACACCCGCATTGTTCGAAAATGCAGCCTCTCGCATCTGCATCACAATGATCGTTTCGAAGATAGGTTGGCTGAAGGTTGTGCAGTTAAGCCGTCCCGTATTCGCGGAATTACTGAACCGCATCACTGCAAGACTGTTTTGAATGGACGCAGCCTGTACCACATCGCCCGTTACCGTGAGGTCTGACGTTGGCCCACTTAGCGGATTTTTATCGTTCCAAGTCGTGGCAAAGGATGTTTCATTAAACCAGTTATAGCCGTATGTCGTAACGCCCATCTTGGACACATCAAACACGGTTTCACCTTCAATTCGTTTCTGCCGAAGTTCAATGCCGGACTCGTAAAGCTTGATCTTCATCCCTGAGTAGGTCAGTTCTTCATCAACAAACTCAGCAATGTAATATTGGCTATTCCTTTCGCTCTGGATGACGAACGGTAAACCCGTCACATTCCATTCACACCATAAATCCCACAGGTATTGCTCACGGGAAACAGAGCGTCCATCAATGCCCGTTACCGTTGGCATAGTAATAGTTGAATGTGCAAGGGTCGGCATCGTGATACGCCATCTACGTTTCCCAGTATCCGAACCGAATAAAGCCGATGCACTGTAACCGTCACTCAGATCGTTACGTAAAACGGTGAAGCCGATAGACTCCTCAAACGTCTTAACGCTGTTCGCTGTTGATAACTGAAACAAGTGGTAAACCGTTCCGCTGGATGATGTAACTGTTGTCGGCATTTATCGATTTCTCCCCGTAACTTTCGCGGTGCGTTCGGTTGCACGGCCGCCGCGTGCGTAATCATTGTTGAGTGCGTTCGTCACCGCTCGCGGGTTTTGCTTTGTCCCGATCGCCAGCACGTCGCCCGGCTTCATACCGCTTACGTGGTTTCGTAACATACGATTTGTTTCCACAACCTCGCCTAATGCGACTGTCAACCGCCCAAGTTGCACGCTCTGAGCTTGAAAAATATTGCCCCTATCACGAAAGTCGTTGGGGTTCCGCCGCTGGTCCGTAAAGCCGTCGTCATTGCCGCCCGCAACCGAGCCCGGCGAACGCGACCCGCCCTTTGCCGATCCCTGCTTGAACGAATCCCCGGCGACCGCACGGCCTGCGATGGCCGCGACGCCCGCAATGGCTCCGTACATTGCGGCTGCTGTGAAGTGGGCCGCAGCCGAAGGGCCTGCGTTCGGGATGCCGAAAAATGCCATCGCGAGAGCCGCAAAACCTTCGGCAAGTTCGAATACCGCTTTGATCGCCGCCTGCTGGGCGATGCCCGCAAGGATCTGAGCCGTCACCTGACGAACCGATTGCCCCGCAGATCCATAAAGCACCCACGCCTGCACGACCTCGCCGATCGCCTGGCCGAGACCTTGAAAAGCTTCGGTCAGCGTGTCGATGCCGATGGTGATCGCCGAACTGTCGGAAAAATAATCCCGGATCTGTTCGATGGCGGACGTCGGGCCGCTGGCTTTGTCGGTGCCCGGTTGCTTGTCGCCGATCATATCTTTGAACAGGCCCCGCATCATATCGACCTGATCCTCGACGAGTTTGTTCAGTTCGCGTTGCGCGTCGAGCTCGCGTTTATAACCATCGAGCCGGGCATCGAGTGCTTCTTCACGCTGATCGTCAGCTTTCTTTTGAGCTTCGGAGATCTCTTCGATGCTCTTTTTGTTGACCGATTCGATCAGCTTCGCACGGTCCTCTTGCTCGCGCCCGATGTCTCGACCGATCGCCGCGATCGCCTGTGTTTTGGCAAGCTGCAGATTTAAGATCTCGTCGGCATTCTTTCCTTTGCTGTCTATATCGAACGCCCGGCTTAAATAAGTGCTCGTGTCTTCAGAGTATTTCGCGAGATCCTTATTTGATTTCGCAATGAATTGATCTTCTGTGAGCTCACGGGCCAGATATGCCTTTTCAGTTGCCGCCTGCACCTCTTGAAAATGTTCGCGGATCGCCTTTATCTGCAGGTCGATATATTGGCTTTGCGTTTCGAGATCTCGCTTCGCCGCGGCCTCCCGTTTTTTCCGCATTTCTTCAGCGGCTTTCTCGGCCTCGGCTGCCCTTTCGGCTTTCTCGCCTTCCGTTGGGAATTTGAAAATGGACGTATTATCGCGAACGAGATCAGTCGTCGCGGCTTGCCGTTTCTGTCCGCGATCGATCAGTGCGTCATTAGCACCCTGGACGAGCCGGTCGCGGAGCGGCCCACGCAAACCGATGCCTGGTATCGGTATCGAATATGGATTGTTCGACTTGTTCTTTTCGATAGCGGTGAAGTATCCATTGACGGCCTTCGTCAGATCTTCCCAATAGCCGATCACACCCTCGATCTTCGATTTAGCTTCTGTTTGCCAGCGGGACATCGCCGCCTGGTTATCGACGAGCAGTTTGCTAAGGGCCTTTGTCAGATTAGTGATCTGCGGGATCAGCGGTGATACGATCTGCCGGGCCAGTCCCGCCATTTGTGCAGAAAGTTGATCGAGCGTGTCGCCAAATTCGTCAGCTTCGCGTGCGGCCTGATCGTTGATCGTTACCCCAAGTTCTTTAGCCCGTTTGGTCAGCCCTTCGAGATCGCCATCAAATGATTTTATGAACGGCAGCAGATCCGCTCCAGCTTTGCCGAAAGCTTTCTGTGCCAGCGTGATCTGTTCGATGCCGGGCTTCGCGTCGGATATGCGTTTGAATACTTTGGCGAGTGATGCGTCAAGATCCTGCAAGGCTTCCGCCGGATCGATGCCGAGATCCTTCAAGGCTGCGGCGGCTTTCTCTGATCCGTCCGCAGCGGCTCCGACCTGTTTGGAAAACTTCGCGATCCCGCTCGTCACCTCATCGAGCGACGAACTGGATTGATCGGCGGCAAGTTTCATCGCCGAAAGCGTCTCGGCGTGCAGCCCCGTCTTTTCCGACGCGTCGAAAATGGCTGATCCGTATTCAGCGGCCTGTTTTGAAAGGTCAAATAATGCAACGGTGCCGAGCACGGCAGCCGACGCCAAGGCCGTGATCCCACCTACGAAAGCCGTCGTTGGATTTATGAGGCCGGACAGGACAGATCCGAGCCCAGCACTGTCCTTTGAAAGCTTGCCGATCTTGGTTTCGACACTGTTAAACGCCTTGATTGCATCAGTGGCGTCGCCCTTGATCTGAAACAATAAGCCCGCTTTTTGTCCGTCTAAAAGTCCCACGCAACGCCCTCCCTAAACACAAGACGTTGTGGTATAATTGCAGTTGAATGTCTGATCAAATCGACACGCGGCGGTGCACTAAATGCTCGGAAATAAAACCGCTGACGGCGTTCGCAAAACGCCGCGAAGGTCGCTTGCAACGCACCTCTCGATGCAAGGAATGTACGAACACGAAAGACTGGGCGGCGAAGCATCGGTTTTTGATCGCGTTCCCACATTTCGCTTGGTGTGAAGTTGGTCGGCACTTTGCTTACCAGAAGGTGTTTAACAAAAGCAAGGATCGATCTCACGGCCTCGCCCCTCTCTGTCGGGACTGTAAACGACGTCAATATGAAGCGAATAAAGAACGCGTACTTCGCCAACAAAGGGAATATAGAAAGCTCAACCCGGAGAAAGCGAATGGCTGTACTAGACGTTGGCATGCGGCTAACCGAGGCCGCAGCCTCGCTATTAAGGCGAATTACAGAAACAAACATCGCGATCAACTCAGAGCAGCCGGCAGGGAGCGATATAAGGAAAAACCAGACCATATAAACCAGGTGAATAAATTGTGGCGGAGCCGCAACAAAGAACGTTGTCGTGTCTTCTGCCAAGATCGTCGAGGCCGACAACGGTCTGCGCAGGGGACATTCACATACGAGCAATGGCAGGAGAAGCTTCGATACTTTGGGCACCGTTGTTACCTGTGTCGTGTTTCTCTTGCTGGTCAAACCATTCATATTGAGCATCGCATCCCACTCATTCGGGGTGGCACTAATTGGATCGCTAACATCGCCCCTGCATGCGGCCGGTGCAATTTGCGCAAGGGTGTGAAATCTGAGCGAGAGTTTCGACAATATTCTTTAGCTGCATAAGTCCCATTTACCAAACCTGCGTATTTTTATCTGCGTAGCGATCGTTTGAGATCAGATCGGTCGCGTCGAGGATCTCGTCGCCGTCTTCGTCATCGCTGCCGCCAAAGATCTTCGAGCATTCGTAGGCGATGCGTTTGGCCAGTCCTTTTTGCTCTTCCTGCCTTAAACGAAAAAGACGAAATGTCACAGCAAGATTGAAATCCAACGCGACAACTTCGTCTTTTATTCCTAAGTGCTGCGATGCGGGAATTCCGGTATCTCGGGAAAGCATCGCGAGCCATAGCATTTTGTTGTCATCACTGACGAAAGGTTTCCAGCGTCGCCGCTTCGTCACCCCCTTTCATTTGCCAGTCACGCAGGCGGTTGTAGCAGCACATGTCAACCTCTTCCTGCAAAAGATCGTTCGGGTCCGTAACGGTTTCGACGATGCGCGGTTCGACGGCGGTGTATTTCACGACCTTATTTGAAAACACGACCGACTGGATGATCTCGTCGGTCGCCATCGTTTTAATGATGTCGTCCTCCGTCTGCTCATGCTTTGCGACCTTGGCGGCCATGTCGAGCATCGACATCGGCAGGATCCCCGACGTCACCCAAAAGCTTTTGTCGGCACGTCGGCATTTCCATTCCGCTCCGCATTCGCACAAGACGGCATGAATCTCCGTCTGTGCTTTCTTATTGCGGCGGTATCTCTCCGCCGCGGTTTCCATTTTCGCTGTTGCCATAAATTAAGCGATCTCTTTCCAGTAGATTCCCAGGGTGTCGGTCGCCACGCGAGTCGTGATCTCATATCCGACAAAATTCGCGGGTGTGAAGCCCAGTTCCTTGCGGCTCTGCGTCCATTCGACGCCTGAGTCATTCAGGGACGAGTAAAGCATGAACACGCCGTTTTTGGTCGTGTCCTCGATCAGCGGGAAGATAACGGCAACACATTGATACGCAATAGCCTTTTGGCCGACGCGGATCTCTTTATATCCCGATGCCGTCGCATACGTACCGATGCCGGGCAAAAGGTTCGTCATCACGTCGAGATCGGTGATCGCGACTAACTCGGTCGCGATGCCCATTTCGAGGCTGCCGACATTGGTGACGATCGGAGCACGAAACTCATCGACGTTGTATTTATCGAACGATCCCTTGACCATCAGTTTCGATCCGGCTTTTGTCGCCCCGTAATGAAACGCCGTCGTGTTCTCCGTCGCGTCGGGCGTCTTGCCTATGCCGGAAGCGGGAGCGGTCAGCGTGATGCGTGCCGCAGCGGCTGGTATAGCCAAACTCCCCCATAGGTCGCCTGCATTTTGTGCGAGAGCGGTTGTCCGCCAACTGCGTGCTGTTCCAGCCATTGTATTTGCTCCTTAACCTCTTTATTTTTCCTTCGGATCTTTCGTTTCGTTTCGGGCCAACCCGACGCCTTGATGATTATCGACGTCCTGTTTGCGATCGACGCCGCAAAGCTCCGCGATGCGGTCCTTTGCCTGCGGCGAAACAGCGGTATTCTCTTCACGCAACGCACCCAAAATGCCGAGGCCGCCTGCATAATGCGGGCTGACCTGTCCCTGTCCGTCGCCGACTTCACCGAAACCGCCGAGGTCCGCGAGCTCACGAAAGACCTCATCGGCCTTCTCGCCGTGACGCTCGGTAAGGTTCTTCATGTTTGCGTTTAGTATTGGTTCTCTGTCTGCCATAGCTTTTTGTTTTATGCATCGAGGTCCATGTTCGACCCGGAGTAATAAATATCTATCTGCTGCTCGACGCCGGTGATCTCGTAAGTGCCCTCGGCGTATTCGATCATGTGCGGGCCTTCGTTCGTGTAGAGTGCGAGGTTCGTGCCTGACACTGTCCACTTATCGCCTGCGGCTCGCATTGCCCGCATGATGTCCGAAATAAGCTTTCGGGCGGTTGATGCGTCGGTCCCGCGTTCCAAGGTTCCCCGGATGATCAGCGGCAGATGGCGTAAAACCTTTTGGTTTTCGTCGTCGCGATCTTCGACATCGACCGGCCCCTGAAAAACGCTGATCGCGGGCAACTCGTCCTGGTCCCAGTTCGGCCTGCTGTCTGCAAGGCTTTGTCCCGAGGTTCCGGCGACTATCGTCGAGCCGAGCGTCGTTTGATAGCTGCCCGTGCCGTTTATCGCGGCCAGCACCGCAAGTGCGCGTGTGACGATCTTTTGTTCGGTCGAATCAGCCATCTTGGTTACAAGTGACGGGTTACAGGTAACAGGATCTTCTTGTCACCTGTTACTCGTCCCCTGTCACGTTTTCAGATAGATCGTCGTGACGCCGGTGCCGAGCTTTGAGATGCGTTCGATGGTGTAAGCCGTATCGTCGATCGAGACCGCCATGCCTTTGCGGACAACGCTGCCGGCCTGCTCAAGCTCGCTCGATGCACAATCGAACATCGGCATCACTGCCTCGACCTCATTGCTCAGGATGTTCGTCTGCTCCGTAGCATCCGTGAACCATCCCTGCACGTCGAGCGTCGCCGTCGTGCTTATCGTAAACGTCGCAGCCGTATCAAAATCGCCGCTTTCAAAGATCGCTGTTAAATCTTCATCACCGATCACGCTGCCTCCTACCTTTGGGCAGTTTTGATCGAGATCTGCACTATCGGACGAGTCACGGCACCTGCGAGCGTTCCGGTAGCCGCGAAGCGAACGAGAAGGATGTCGCCTTCGACGACCGCGAGATCCGCGACCGTGCTGGATAGCGTCAGCGTGCGTTTCGTGCTCGCAGCGAGGGCCGTGCCGCCTGTGACCTTCGTCGTGTTCGCGGCGCTCGCGGCAAGGATCGCCGCAGTGCCCGCACCGGCCTGTCCGAGGTTCGTGATCGAGAACGTGACGTAGTTCGAGTCATGTGCCGCGAGTGTGGCCAATGACTGAAAAACCGCACCGGCGATCTTGCCGGTTTTCGCGGCCATTAAGTATTCATCGGTGTTGCTGGTCGTGGCGATCGAGGTCGTGCCAGGTGTGGACTGTTTAACGTATTTGCTCATGATTTTTTCTTTGCTCCTTTTTTAGCTTGTGGCTCCGCGGCCGGATCATCTTCCGGCGTTTCCGCCTTGGGTTCCGACTCGGTTTCTTTTTCGGGCTCCGGCATCGATCTCACCGATCGCACCACACCCGGCTCATCGACGGACACCAGCGTGTCATCAATGCCGTATCGCCTAGCGATTCGTTCATCGAGCAGGACGCCGGCGACCGCGACCTGTATCGCATATTTCTCCGGATCGTTGGTGATCTTGCCACCGGCGTCCACGTAATAATCCTTTTTCGGGATCATAAAACTCTCCCCAATTAAGCGGCGTTGATGACGCGGCAGAATGCGAGCGGACGATATACCGCAAGGGCAAGTCGCTGCTCGACGCGGATGGTCGTCAGGTTATTGATGAAGTCATCCTCATTGGTATTCGTCGCTTCGATCGAAAGGCCATTGCGATAGAACACGGCACCGCCGAGACCGAATGCACCGACGATCGGGCCTTTGTTGCCGGCTGCGGGCGTTGCCAGATCGATCTCGCTGATCGCGGTCGTCTGCACGATACGAAGGCCCCAGATGCGGCCAGGGTCGTTGTATTCCAGACCGTACTGGCCCTGGAAGAAACCGCCGCCGTAATACTGTGTATTGCCGTCGGTTGCGAGTCGGAGCTTTTGGTAGTCGTTCGGATGAATAACGATCGCGTCCGGCTCAAAGAAACCGACCGTGCGGACCTTCGTGATCGCATTCATGATCGCTTCGGCGAGCTTGACCGCTGTGTTACTGGACATTTCTGCCGTCTGCACGCCGGAGGTCCCGAGCAGTCCTGCGATCTGCGGAGCCGTGCCGGTCCCGTTGAGCAGCTGGTCGTCGATCTTGGACCTGACCATAAACGAAAGACGCTGATCGATGTACGGGCGGATCTGCGAAAAATCTTCGAGTGTTTCGTCAGTCACACGCCCAAAGACCGCGATCTTGCGGACCGATGCGTCAGTCTCGACGAGATCGAACGAAGCCTCGGGCTTTTCATCGCCTTCGAGCACGGCGTCGGCGGCCTGTGTGTAGGTAGATTCCTGCAGGTAGCGGACGGTCGGCGAATCGGTCTGTGCCTGCATGAATAGTTCGGCAACTGTCGGCTGCTGCTGGCCGAGCTCAAAGACGCCGGGCACGCGGTTGTAGCTGGTCATGCTGTCGCCCGAGCCGCTGTAAGTCGCACGCTTGAAAAGATCGCTCGGCAGCACGGACGTTTGCACGGTCCAACTGCGTCTCTGTCCTTTCTGCGGGATGAGATTTCGATACTCTTCGCTCTTGATCAACGCGTTGCCGACTGTCGGCGATTCGGCATCGATCGGGCGAACAGGCGAGATGCGTTTCGCTACCTCGTCGGCTTTGCCTTTCAGCTGCTGGACGAGCATGCGTGCGTCGGACATACTGAAGTCGGGATTAGCCAGGGCCGCGTCACGCACTTCTTTTTCGAAGCCGAACGTGGCACCGAACTTGATCTGGTTTTGAACGTCCGCGACCGTGCGTGCCTCTTCGGCAGCTCGGGTCTGAACTTCGGGTTCAACATCCGGAGTTACCGGTGTTTGGATATTTTCATCTTGCATAGTAGTTACTCCATTTGTTGAAATTGCCCTGGATTCGGGCTGTGAAAATTCTGCTGATCTGCCGACGCCGACTGAGATGTCAGCGGGGATCGAGACTATCGAGAGCTCGAACGGTTCCCAGTCGTCCGCCCTGTAAAGATCGTTGCCTTCCTCGTTCTCTTCCTCGAGCACGAGCTTATGGATCGAAAACCCGACGCTGACGTTTCGGCGTATGCCGTCGATCACGTCCTGATACATTTCCTGGCCGCGTGCCGATTTTGAGAAACGGACCTTTGCCCGTGCCTTGCCGTCTGCCGCATCAACCGAAAAACTTTCGACGACGCCGATCTGATCACGCGAATCGTGATCGGCAAGCAACGCGGCTCCGCTCGTCAGGCGTTCGGTCCGCATCGCGGATTCGTTCATCGAGAGCTTGACGTCGATAAAATCCCAAAGCCTGTATGAGAAATGTGTGCAGGGCGTGTCGGACGCGAACGCGAGCTCGACCGTGCGGTCGGCCTCGGCCGTATCTGCACGCTCGATCGTGAACGATCGCTTATGCGTTTCGGTCGTGGCCTTGCTGATGATCTGGTCGCGTGTAAGGATCTCCGACATAAAAAGACCGGGCGAAGATTCGCACCGGTCATAAGCGTAGAAAAAAACAAAATGAATTATGTTTTTAGTTTGCCAAAATTACCCCACATCTGGTGTCAGTTCAGTATCTCATCGCTATATTTGCCGTTTCCGTTGCCGTTCGCGTAGGTAAAGTCGCGGGCTTTCGCTGCGGGTTTTGCAGGTTCTGCTGCCGGATCGGCCGCAGGCTGTGCCGCCGCCGGCTGCTGCTCGGTGTAGATATCCTCGATGTCGATACCGTACTGAGCCGCGAGCTCGCGATCGGACGCCCAGCGTTCGAGAAAGTCGAGATAATCCACGCCGCGTTCGGCAAGGATCTCGCTCGGCGTCGTCAGGCGGTTCTGTAGTTTCGTCACGTCGGCGTTGATATCTTTTGTCGGGTCGATGTAATCAAAGCCCCGGCCCTGCCACATCGGATGCTGCACCTCGCGGAATTCATCGTCCGTAAGCTCAAGCTTGCCGCTTAACCACGCGGACCGCAGCCATGCGTGAAAGACGCGGCTGCAGAGCGTTGTCGCGATGAATGTCTGATAGCTTTTGCACCGCTCGCGAAACTCGCCGAGCCCGCCGCGGCTGGATGAGAAGTTGACCGCTTCCCAGTTACCCATCAGCAAAAAGTACGGCACGCCGAGAGCGACGGCGATCTCCATGTCGAGCGTTTGCTTGAACGCCGGATGATTCTGCGTCGGCTGTTCGGGCTTGAATTGCTGCATCTCCCAGCCGGGCAGCAGCTGCGTGATCGCGAGCGGCGACGAATTGATCAGCGGATTTTGCGGGTTGCCCTCTGCATCTTCCGCACCGGTGAATTGTTCCATGCCGTCGGGCGATGTGTTTTTGAGCACGCCGAACTGATTAGCCGCCACGCGTGAGGCCATCACGACGCTTTCGCAGTAGCTGTAAACATTCTTTGCGGCCAGCAGGGCGGCAGCAGTTCCGGGCACGCCGTGCACCTGCGATTCTGAGTCCCAGTTTCGAATGCCGTGGATCATCTGCTCGGCAGGAACGCGCACACGCTGGCGGGTTTGCGGCCTCCCGAAATTGACCTCGCTCTGCGGCTGCGTCAGCCAGTACGCGACCGGCTTATCGAAAGCATCGACCTCGACCGACATGATGATGCGGTTGCCGATGGCCGGATTTTCGTTGAATGTAAGATCGAGCCAGGTGACGTCCCACATCCTGAGGGAAAAGCCGAAGGCGTTATCGGCCTCGATCAACTGGATCAGGAACGCGCCGTCGGTTTCGCACTGCGTGACGGCAAGGTCCTGAACGCCTTTCCAGTCGAGCAGCCCCGAAGCCGTGCATGTTTCGCTGTGGCACCATTCCCACCAGGCCTCTTCGACGCGTTGGTTGAGCGGCACGTTGAGCTTGCCGTTTTTCCGGCGGGCACGCGATTGCAGCTGGATGCTCTTCGGCCCGATGACGTTCTCACACATCAGGCGAATGTAATTGACGATATGCGGATAATTACGTGCCGCCTCTCGCGAACGGGCGATCAGTATCGCCAGCGAGTCGCGGCGTTCCTGTCGTGCACCGGTCGGATATTGCGTCCAGCCCGCATTGAGGCGATTTACCTTTGCGGCCGCGTATGATCGTTTCGCGGGAAATATCGCCTCGTAAAGGCGAACGGATATTTTTTTCTTATGCATCATATACCACCATTTTCACGCTGGACATCAGCGGCCTGCCGTTGCTGGCACCTTCGCGGGCGATCTCGTTCGTAACGATCCCGGCCCAGTATTTTCGCTGCGACATCAGCTCGGATTTATCCGAACGCTTGACGCTGCGAGATCCGGCGGGCGTTGTGATCTCGTATTCCGTAACGTCGCTGGTCGCAAAGGCGAGCAAAGCGGCATCGATAGTGTCGAGCATGATCTTCGCCGTCGTCCGCATATCGACGTCGCCCGTGTTGCCGGCAACAAATCCTGCGAGCACCTTCGTCCGTCCGGATGCGGCGAGGAAGGTGTTTGTCGGCGTCGCCTGTTCGGTCAGCCACGCCTGCCAGGTGTAATCGCCTGCGACCATCAGCGTGCTTTCGGCGGCGGTCAGCTCGGCGTCGAATCCGCTGCCGTCGGCGTCCGCGTCAACATCGGCACCCGGGCCGGGGCCGCGAAAGCGATATTGCAGGTCGTAATCTTCGGCGGAATAACCGCTAAAGCTCCGCGTCCAGGCGATACGCTCGCCGCGTGTGATCTTGGTCGGTTCGATGGTGCGTGTTGTCATGGTCGATATCCTTCAAACGGGTTGTTTTTCGTCAGGCTGCCGCGAAACGGAACTACCTTTCCAGGCGTTGCCTTTGGTGCCGGTTTCTGCGGTTCGCTGTTCGGCTCTGCGTGATCGATCTCCGGAGCATCGGTCGGCTCGACGTGCTGCAGCTTTCGGTTCGCGATCTTTTCATAGTTCGGATTGAGCTTGACGCGGGCGGCCGTGGCGTAAACACGCAGGTCGAGTGCTTCGTTGCGGACGTTTGGCGACACTTTTTCATAGACATAGAACGTCTGCCCGAGCCGTGCCCGCTGTATCTTTCGCTCGCTGCAAAGCTGTTTGAGATACGCGTCGTCATATTCCTGCCGTGTCGGAAAATGGCAATAGCCGGGGCCGTATTCGGTGATCTTCAAATAACTGAAAACCTCGTCTTTCGCCGCCGTCGTTCCGACCGGGATCATCCGCACCTTTGGATTTGTGCCGACCCATGCCGCTTTTGAAATGATCGGCTTTGTCGGATCGCCGAGGCCTTTGCACGCGTACCATTTGCGGCCCTCGTTCTTTTTCGCGAACTTATAGACCTGCTGGGCGTGATAGCCCGAATCGACGAACGCGCACTGCACGCGAAAGTCTTTCTCTTCACCGGCGAACACCGCCGAGAGCTTTTCGGTAAGGTCGTCCCATACCTCGTTCTGGCCCGGATCGCCGTCCAGCACGCCGATCTCGATCGACCAGCTTTCGTTATCGCGGCCCCAGCCGACGACCTCGTATTCAAGCCGGTTGCCCTGCACGTCAACGCCTGCGGTCAGCACCAGAACGCCCGGCGGAACGGGTGCCGGATAATCTTCGCGGTTAAGCGTCAGGTCGCCGTAGTCGATCTTTTCATAAGGCCGCCACGGTTCGCCGAGAGCGGTATTGACCCACGTTTGCATTGCGATCCCGCCGACGCCTTTATGCTTCGCTTCGAGAAAATCCTTGACCATTCGCGACCATCGGACGAACGGCGAATAAAGCTGATTGATGCGAAAGCTGGCAACTTCCGGATCTGCGTTGAGCTCCGGCCAGAACGGCTTTTCAAGGTCCGCATCTTTGATCCATTTCCCGCGTTCGAGCATTCCCTGCAGGTCGTCATATTCAAGCTGGATGCCGCACGAAACGCAGACCATGTACGCAAGATCAGGTTCGCCGTCCCAGTGGCAATGTTTCCACTCGAGCAGCTGCAGCTCGTCGCACGAAGGGCACGGCACCCAGAACTGCCGCTTGTCGCCGCGCAGGAAATCGGATTCGATATCGGCGGAATCGCCCGCAAGCCGAGGCGTCGAAACCTTGCCGATCTTTTCAAAGCCGTCGTATGTTTTCGTGCGGGCTTCACCGAGTTTCACGGCGTCGCCCTCTTTCGTGGCACCGTATGCCGCCCGTTCATCAAAGAGCAGCACCTGTATCGGCCTCGACGAAAGCTCGGCGGGCGACGTCGCCCAAAAGCCAAAGAACTGCCCGCCCGGGAACCGTTTGACGCGTTGATTGTTGTCCTCGTCCGAGGTTTTGACCAGGCGTTCAAGCGTCGGTGTGGCACGTACCATCGAATCGAACGATTCGACCATCCACGCCCGCGTTTTGTCTTCTTTTTCGGCAACGTACGCGATCTCGGTCGGTTCGATCTCGATGTAATAGCCGACGACGTTCGCAAGGATCTCGGAGCCGCCGACCTGGGCGGATTTCTGAAAGACGACCTCGCGGATATCCGGATCGGCAAATGCGTCCATTATCTCGACGGCGAACGGCACCGTTCGATTTGACCAGCGGCCCTTGCGGGATCCGCGATCGACATAGCGGTTTTGCTCCGCCCATGCAGACACCGATTGCGTTCCGGCCGGAATTGCCCGGCGGATGCCTTCGGTAACTACTTTTAGAGCGGTTGCGGTCATCGTTTCATTTTCGGAACGAACGCCTCGTCATTCTCACGCAGGCGGAAAAATATCTTGTCAGTGTCGAGCTTCAGGACCTTTGTTATCTCGGCGGCGGTCTTTGCCTTTGCCAGCCGCGAAGCCAGACGCTTTGGCTGCATCTGCGTGAATTCCTTATACATTTTCGACATCACGGCCTGGATGCGTTCGATGGTGTCATTGATCGGCACCAGTTCGCCCCGCATCTCGGCGAGCTTGATCTCTTTGATCTGCGAGGCCGCACGGATGTCGCGGATCTTTGCCGCCGAAAGCGAATCCTTGGCAGACTTGATCGAGAAAAGCATCTCGTCGTCGAACGCATAGAGCTGAAGCTTCGGCGTCGAGCTTTCGTCCGCCTCGTAACCGAGATCGTCGAGCCGCGAGGCAGCCGTCGTACGATTGATGCCGCAACGCCGACCGATCTCGCTGATCGATAGCAGTTCCGGTTCCGGTTCGAGATTAAGTTTTCGTGCTGCCTGTCCCATTTACCTCATTGACTTAAATGCATCGATGATCCCTTTTCGGATGTTCGCGTGCAGGTCGCGTTTTACGACGGTGCCGATCGGTTCGTAAAACGTCGATTCTTTTTTCACGCGGACGCTCGGTTCGAGGCCGTAAAGGATCTCGAGCCGCTGGCCTTTGCCTTTCAGCCGGGCGATCACTTCACCATTCGGCGTGTCGAGAATGAACGCCTTGCCCGACGCGAGCAGTGCCGCCGGACGCTGCGGGCCGCGGAGGATCTTGGTCGAACCTTTCGCACGCATGGCGCGTAGCGGAACTGCTATGCGATGGCCGCGTGCGGTCTTGATGCCGCCTGTTTCGTGGCGTTCGAGCCAATCGGCAAGCGTCTTGACCTCGGCGATAAGCTTGTCGCGTTTCGCCGGCGTGATCTTGATGCCGTGCCGCATGTTTTTCTGCCACCATGTACCGCGTAAGGTGAACGTGCTTTTCAAACTGCTGACGACGGCGTCCTGCCCGGCCTGTGCCGTCTTGGTCAAACCGACCGCCGTGCCGTAGTTCATCTGTTTGATCAGGTCGGCAGCCGACGGAATGCGGTTTATCATTTTTACGCCGAGTTTGATCATAATTTTATGCAAACTCGGACGGTGCAACGGTAAAGCTTCCCTCGGTTGCCGTCCTGCCGGTGCCGGTCGCGTATGACCGCCAGAGCCAGGTGCCGGGTATTGTCAATTCGATATCAACGTGGTAGTTCCCAATCTCATCCCGTACCAATTCAGCATCATCGGGATATTCCAGCGTCGTGATCAGTCCTTCGGGATCCCGGTATTTGAAAAACACCGCGTCCGGGTCCGCCACCACCTCGGCAGAATTCGTGAATTCAGAAGCCACGCGAACCGCTTCACCCAAAATATAATCAAAATCGCTCATAGTAGCGTTACCTCAACCGAAACTGCATTTGCACTTACCGCGGACGTTGTAACGTCGCCCGGACCATCGGCGGCTGCCCCCAGGGCGGACGTTGGTGCTTCTGAAATTGCTTCGTGTCCGAGCATATTTATAATGTTAGACTGCCGGTAATATGGTGAAATACTTCCAACGATGGGTTAGGGCTGCATCGTTTGGAACTCCGCCGCTGTCAAATGTCTTGATCCCTGCTTTCGTGGCACTAGCGAGATCGGCAGAGCTTCCACTCGTAAGGGATGTCGCGTCAAAATATGCCGCGTAAGTCCCGTCTGCTTTTGTCACGACACGCAGAACGCCGGTGTTCAAAGTAAGTCCAGTGTCGAAATCCACGTTTGTAAGAACTCCGGCAACCACCTTATTCAATTCCCATGACGTGGGAGTTACACCTAAATACCAATAATTTGAGGCGTCTGTATAACGAAACATTATCGTTGCCGAACCGCCCGAACCGTTGGTGCTGGGGCCAACCTTTGTAACTCGTATGTCCAAGTTGGTCGCACCTGCTTCAACGTATGCCTTTGACCCTGAAGGAGGAGCCAGACAAATATATTGCTCATTAAGAATGCCCCAATGGTAAACCTGGCTAGGCCCGACAGCGACGGAGTATTGCCAAGCCAGAACTCCCGCACTTCCGCTTTCGGTTGAGCCTAGACCTCCCCGGCCGTCAAACGCGTAAGTAGAATTGGCCCGTTCAATGGAGTCGTAAACTATCGCTCCGGCAGGGGGCGTGAGCGGTGAATATACCTTTCCGTCAGGCTGAACAGGTGCGACTAAAGCAAGAGTATTCGGTGCTTCGGCGTCGATGACGTATTGCGGAGCAGGATATGATGAACGGTTGGCAATGCCGTAATTCGCTCCGTACAGCCGAGCGGAATGAGTATACCCTACCGGAAAACCTACGCCCTGATCCGTTACCATTTGAGCCGGTTGATAGAAACTGAATAGAGTAGATGCGTTATAGTTGCCAGAAACAATCCCTGTCTGTGCCGAGCCAAAGATGGTGTGCGGAGCAAAAGGGAGAAATGATTCCCGGCCACCCTCCGTACTTTCTCTCGGAGATCCGCCCTCAAATATTCGATACTGAGCTATGCGTCCAACAAAGTTGTTGTGGTCAGATCCACCGAGAAATCCGTCCCCGTTACCACCCACACTCGGACATAAGCGGGTTCCCGTCATTAGAGTGAAGCCAACGGGTATGCCATCGTAGTATTGTATGATCCCCTGCCCCCCACCGCCTGTATCTCCGAAATGTGTGGCGGAATGCGCCCACTGGCCTACATAAGGCACGTCGTCCGCAGCGAAGGAAACCAATCCCCATCCACCAAACCCACCGACACCGTAACCGACACCGCCGCCGAGGTATTCACCATTGCCGACACTTGTATCTATCGAGAATGTGGTTGAACTTAGAACCGTGATCGTCGGCGTAGAAACATTTGCGGCAGTGTTGCCTAGAACGCCGTGGATGTTTAATATCTGACCGCTGCCGGTAGTCAGTCCGTGAGGGTGTGATGTGGTTATAATGATGGGCGTGGTGTTCGTCGCATTCATCACAATGAAGCCACGGTACGTATTACCTCCGTAGGGATTACGAAGCATTGCGTGTGCGCCGCCATAACCTTCCGACCAATCGTAGCACGCTGAATTCGCCCCCGTACCTAAGCGCACCCAACATTCATAGAAACACGCTCCGAGATCGGTATCGAAAGGATAATAACGGCCCAAGTCCACGGTCTGCGGACTACCATCGAATTCGAGAACATAGAACGGTACTCGCGTCACCGCTGCAGTTACATCGACGACCTCCGTACCATCGTTGATAAGAATGGATTGAGCACCTTGAGTAGTACGTATTCCCGCACCAGCGTCTGCCGTAGCCTTTACATAAAGATCAAAGTTGCCTGATGTGTCGTTCCAGAAAAGTATTTGGCGACGGTCAGTTGAAGTGCCAGGCCAATTCACAGTCCTATCGCCTGTAAGGATTCCCGTTGCCCGTATAATTTCGTATTCAAACTCGGTCGCGGCGGGACTGATCGTGCCCGTTCCCGCTACGTCCAGATCGTTTATGGTGGAAATGATTCGCGGATCGGTTATGTCGGCCTTCAGGCTGATAGCCGCGGCCGGTATGCTCGCAAAAACAGTTTTAGTGCCCGCTGAGAAGACCGCCGCGTTGCCGCTATTACTCGATGCAAGTACGGTAGTCCTGACTAGCGTGGTCGCTGATGAAAGCTCGCCCAGCCCAACTTCCCACTTACCGCCTTTGGCAGATTCGATCACATAGTAAAACTCTTGACCGACGCCGAACGCTGCATTAAACGTCTGAAATCCCGAATACGCACCCTGAAGCGTAAAGTTCCCAGTGCCTATCGAAACAGACGATTCTTTTACTCGATCTTTGTAAATAACGGACATATTCTTTTTAGTCGGCTCGCCGCTGTCGTATTCGCATAATGACGTTTACCTGGTTAAGTCGGCCGGTCGTGCTGTTGAGCTGGTTAACGCGAGCGACGGTGCATTCCGAATCGTCTAACGTCCGGACCGTGGCACTGACCTTTCCCATATTGAGGATCGAGCCGATGAGACCCCAAACGGATCCCCAACTGCTTCCCCATGAATTCCCCCAAGCTGACATTACACTGGCCCCCATTCCGTTCCGCTTTCTCCGTCTCCGATGACCTCGACGTCGTTGACGCTTTGGATGTTGGCATCGACCTCACCAGCTTCGGTGAAGGTAAGTTGATCGGTTTTCTCTTGAACATCCGCAATTTGTCCCGGCGAGATGTCGGCTAAGATGGCGTAAGGTTCGCTCCCGTTCGGTGTCCACGGTAACGCCCTGTCCAATGTGAGGAAGTGTGAATCGGCGTCCCAATCGACAATCCGTCGTGCATAGCGAGTGTACGTGCCAGTATTTTGAATCATAAATAACTGACCATTGATCTCGTTGTCCTCTATGGACAGACCGGGGATGTGGACTTGCGTGTCGGTACTGGATTCGCCTGTTACGGTTCCGGTTACGAGAACCATAGCAGATAGCTTCTCGTACAGTGACGGAAGATAACCCGAAACGTCTATCTGAGTCTGATATACCTTCGACCCCATCGAACCCTCCTCTAGGTGGTCGTCGTAGAGTTCGTCCCAAACTGCATCTGCGATGACGGACGCGGACGGAATGGCAGCAAATCCGTCGTTGACTTGATCGCGAACTTGAACAACCGCACCAGACGCAATTGACGGGTCGGCATCTAGGCCGGACAGATCGGTTTCCCAAATCTCCTGAGTCGAGGGAATCAAGTCAGCGATAACCGATAACTGTGGAGCGGAGAGGTCGCCTCGTGAAGCTGTTACCAGCCAGTACAAATCCGTAGATGCTTCGGGAGTAAATGGAAGTGTATCCACAGTCGCAATGTCGGTTGCGGTATTCCAACCATCTATCCACCTCGAATACATCAAGTCAGTGCTGACATCCTTGATGACCAACAACATCGAATTGGGGATATTAGTTCCGTATGCCCCGACATCCGGCAGATGTATCTGTGTCGTACTGTTGCCAGTCGAACCTATGGCTCCGTACATATAAACTAGCCCATCCGTTTTTTCGCGGAGGACGTTAGTATTAACGAAAGTCTCCCCAATGGTGTCACCGAGCAACCCAATCTCCGAGTCGATGGTGTCGAACCTTCCGGCAATAACCGAGGCATCAGCCGGGTCAGACGGAAGGTTATCGGTTTTGAGCTTGATCGCTGCGGTATCGGCCTTTGCGGCTGCGATGTCAGCCGAAACCGAAGCCGCGGGCGTTCCGATCTTTGTTTGAACGTCGGCAACGCCGGTCATGATCGTGCCGATCTCGGTATCAATGTAACCAGCGACCGTTGCGAGACTCGCCGCAGTTGCAAGCGGTGATGTCGCCGCCGTGATAGCTGCCGCAACGTCCGAAGCGTCTGCGGGGTCGGATGGTAAGTTATCCGTTTTAAGTTTGATCGCAGCAACTTCCGTATCAACCGCAGCGAGTATCGAAGCAACCTCCGTATCGATATAGCCCGCCACTGTCGTTAGTGCCGAAGCGGTCGCGAGGCCTGATTGAATTTCAGTTACGGCATCAGCCGCGAGTTCCGAGGCTCCAATGGCGTCGGCTGCGATCGCCGCAGCGGTGATGGCGTTGTTTTCCACGCCGAACACTTGAGCATTGACGCGGTTCGCGGTGCCGAAGGTGATCTGGTCCGTCACGGTTTTAATTGCCGCAACTTCCGTGTCGATATAACCGGCAACCGTGGCGAGGTTGGTAGCCGTGGCGAGTCCGCTCTGGATCTCGGTGACAGCATCGGCAGCAAGTTCGCTTGCACCGATCGCGTCAGCAGCTATTGCCGCCGCATTGATCGCACCGGCGGCAAAGGTCGCGGCATCGATGGCACCGTCCGCAATTTTGGCGGCCGTGATCGCATCCGCATTTATCGCCGCAGCCGTGATGGCATTATTCGTGATGCTTTGCGTTTTGACTTCGGGAATGCCTGCGGCTGCGGTCGCGGCGGTTCCGGCAAAGTGCGTCGTGTTGACCTCAGGCCTTCCGCTCGCAAACGTTCCGGCGGCTCCGCCAAAATCCACAACGTCGGTCTTTGCCAACGCACTCGCACCTGTTCCGGTGAAGTTTATCGGCTGCGTTGTGCCTTGATTCGCGTTGATCGTCGTGATCGACGTCGCGGCGACGTTGTTCATATTCTTGACGTTGATGTCCTGAATTCCTGCGGTCGCCGGTGTCGAATAGATAGTTCCAAGTAAATATTTGTCATCAACGAGTGGAACGCCGGTCACGTTGGTTGCAGGAACTGTGCCGCCTTTCCACTGCGAAACATTCACGCCGCCATCAAGAGCTAAAGTCAACGGTCGCGGATCCCAGATCTCATAAGAGAATCCGCCCCAGGCATCGGATGCGGTCGTGTTATTCGGGCCGCCGTATTTGATATTGGTCGAAGCGACGAGGAATTCAACGCCGTACGCCGCATCAAACACGGTCGAGCCGGGCGTCAGTCCCGCGATGGTGAATTCTGCCACCGCAACAGCTCTGGTCGTCGCAAGTGCGGTTCCGTTTATGACCATCTGCGGCGCGATGCGGCCCGAGATCGCAGCACCGACCATAACGCCGAGCAATATCTGTGGAAAGGTCGTGCCGCCTTCAATAGCACACGACATTTTCACGCGGATATATCCGTGTGCCGGAACGGTGACGGTCAGACGCAGATTGGTCGTGTCGATGGCCGTCATCGCGATATTCGATGACGTCGCCTTCGTTCCGGCCGAGGAAGGGTCGTAAAGTATTGCTCCGAGTAGGTTCATTTATTGCTTGCGTGCGATGCCGTCGAGCTTATTGCCCATTTTCTCGAAGCCGTTGGACATCGTTGTTTCCATTTTGTCCATGCGGTCATCGAGCTTGGTTATCCGCTCCTTGACCGTCTGCATATACAGATGGTTTACGTGTTTATCTGCGTCGGCGATGTGATCGGCAAGCAGGCGGCTGCTAACTTTGTATGTGTCTTCCATTTCGCCCATTTCCTCGTACATTTCATCGATCTTTGCCGTATTTCGTCCGATCTTGAAAATGATCGCGATCAGCGAACCGATGAAAACCAGCAACGCGATGATGTTGGCTTCCAGCCATTCGCCGACCGTTGCGGCAAGGATCAATCTGTTCATGTGGGCAAACCTTCCTCATTTAGTCCTTTGTGTAAATTGGCGTGGTCCGCAGCCGAAGGACTCGGACCACGCCAAGTTTAATTAGCCTTCCGGTACGGGTTCCGGCTCTACCGGTGCATCCGGCATGATGTTATCGACGGATTCGGCGATCGAGTTCAGTCCTGCGACCGCACTCTCAAGTGCCGATGTATCGATATCAGGATGCGATGCGATGAAATCCTGAACCTGCTGCGATTCCTCTTCGATCTTTTGAACGATCTCTGCCGTTGCCGCGTTGACCTGCTGGGTCAGGGCATCAATATCTGCTTGTGTTGACATAAGTATCTCCTTGATTTGGTCTAATTGCTGTAAAATGCAGGCGTCGGCCGCACTGCCGTGATGGTGAATGTGAACATCGAATCTCATTTCTTTTTCTTTTTGAACATCGACTTGATCTTGCCGAACAACTGCCAGCCCTCTTTGCCGATCGCGACCGGGGCGATCACGTTCTGATCGATGATCCGGTCGATCGCCTCGGGCGTCAGCACCTTGACCGTTTCGGCGATGTCGTCGACCTGATCCATTTTGTCTGTTACCTTGTCCGGCATGGTTACTTTCCCGTTCCTTGAGCCCTCGGCAGGAACGGCGAGATCAACGCCGTGATCGACGTGATAACGAGCAGCACCGGTGCCAGCCGCGGATACTCCGCCAGGAACGGCGACAATGCCAGAACGACCGCGTTCAAAATGGCGACAGCGGCAGCCGCCCATGCCAGAATTCGTTTGATATCCATAAGATCTCCTTTTGTTAAAAGCCCCTGAAATTCAGATACAGATGTGCGGCGACCGCCAGAACGGTAAACACCGCGACGCTGATCTCGAACACTAAAAGCCTCGGCGATAAACGCGGCAACTGCGGGGAAAGTAGCAGCTTTGTCTTGCGGGTGTTGCTGTCCATGTTTGCCTCATTTGCTTGGTATTCTCACCAGACGCTCGCCTTCATCACCGAGTCCGTTTATAAACCTAATGCTATGTTTGTCATCTTGCCCGCGATGCCGTCGGGGCGTAAATTTTTGCTTGCCTGAAATCCCTTGACCGCCTTTAACGTTGCCGGTCCGAAATCGCCGTCTGCCGTAAGCATTGCAAATCCGTGCGAACGCAACGCGAGCTGCAGCCGCTTGACCGCGTCGCCCTTCGCCCCGAGCTTCAATTCAGGCTGCGGTGTTGGAAATGGTGCCGGCGGAACCGTGACGCTCGGCGGATGAATGCTCGACTGTCCGCTGAGATCCCACGGCGTCGCATCGTCGTACAAACCGCGATCGCTTGAAACGGAAATGTGAAAGTGATGGCGGTGAGGATTCGCTCCGTGATACGACTTCCAGTGCGAAACGTCGCCCTTCGTCGTGATGAAACCCTCGTAGATGATGTATTTGATCCGCGGGTCTTTCGACGCACGCAGAGCGGACACCAGCCCGGACGCCTCGCCGCCAGCGACGAGGTTTTCGTCAACGTCGATCGCCGTGACGACGCCTGCGGAATTCGGATTGTGATCGGATTTGCGGACCTGGTGCCGAAGATCGCCGACGGAGCCGTCGCTTTCTTTGTCGCGGGCAGGAAAAAGAGCGTTTATCTGCTCTCGAAGCTGCACCAAAGATTTTGCAAGACGCCATTCAGCCATCGTTTTCTCCCCAATATGCTGCGGGAAACGCCCGGCGTGTCATTTCACCTTTTCATTGCGTCCAGGGCCTAACATTCCCGCATGCAAATGGTAAAAAATAATCTTTGTAATTAGCTTTTCTGTTTGCCAAAATTAGGCGTTTCGACGGGAAATAGACGTTTGTGCGGGCGGCCGGGGCCGCTGCCGGCGGGCGGGATCAGGCGGAATTCGATCAGTCCGGACTGCTGCAACTCGTCGGCGAGGTCTTGGATCAGGTGCCGGTGATAGCCGGTCGCCAGTTCGAGATCGGCCACCGCCGTGCCGCCGTGCTCGACGCCTTTGCGAACGTGCGTCAGGATCTCTCGCATGCGGAGCTCGCGGGAATACGTGAAACGTTTTCGGATGGACTTCGCCAGCTCGTGCACGCTGTGCTCGATGTGAATGTCGGGCGCGTCGACCGCGATCTCGGAAAGCCGATCGGCAAACCGGAGCCCAGCCTTTCGTTTTTGTGAGTCGACGTCCATGTTGACGAAATACCAAAAATTTAATCAGTTACTCATATTGCGCGGTCGTGCGATACCCGCAGAAAATAAAACGCCAGGAAGGACCCGCGAAGATGCCTTGATCTGGTGCCGCCACACCGCTCACAAGTCACAGGAATATCAATGGAACACCACGAACAGTCACGGCAATGCACCTGAATAGGTGAAACCTTCAAAACCTTTTCGTGGAGATACCTGTTAAGTTCGTCGTTCGTCATTCCGATGCCTCCTTGCGTGGCGTTTCGATGTATCGTGATAGTCCAGAATGAGCAATAGCCATCTCGTCCAGCTCGTCCGCAACCTGCAATAGCGTCTGCTTTTTCCCTGCGTCGTAGCCTGCGTCAAATGACTCTTCCGAATGTCGTCCTCGGCAAACGTCACACGTTGACATAGGGCGATAGGACGGACTGTTTTGGTCATGGTCGCAGTCCAGATATTTTTGCCACGCCCTGTCGCGGGCTGATTCATCTTGCATTGCTTTCTCCTTTCCACCATTGATCCCGTCTGCGTTCGAGCAGCGAATCGATCGACCGTGACGCCAGCGTTTTACAATCCGTGATCATCTGCCTGATCTGCGGGTCAAAGTAGCGAAGAGATCGGATCGGATCCGTATCTCCGTTCCTTTGCAGCAGGGTATAGAGCACGCCGATCTCCACGATCCGCACGTCTTCTGCCGTAAAATTTTCCTCGCGTACGCGTAGTATCAATCTCTGAAAAGAAATCTTATCGGAGATAAGATTTCCTATCTCAGTCTCTCTCTGATTCTTAGTCTTAATCTTAGTCTTGTCGGGTTCTGTTGAAGTTGTGCTCGAACTTCTTTGTTTCTCGCGTTTGCGGCGGGTCTTTACAGACGCTAATCCGCCCTTGCGTTTTACCAGAAACTTCTCTTTCTGTTCATTGCGTATCTGCTCCAGCACGGGATGGACTGACTTCCTCGGATCGGCATCCGAAGGCACGAAACACGACAGAACGCGTTCCGCTACCTTTACCGTGCACCGTTTCTGGATCTGGGCTGCCAGCACTTCCGGATCGGACGGAACCGACCCAAAACGCCACGCAAACCTGATCGCCCGGTGATACGCTCCCTCTTCCTGCAGCGACATCCTGGCCACGCGGTCCGATCCCTCGAACCGCTCAAAGTAGTACGGAAACCACTCGGCTGTAAATATCGCTTCCTTCGCCATCGTCGTTAGTTGCCCGCCTCGCGTTTCACCACATCGACCGCCTCGATCCAAACAGCAACCTCTGTGCGGCCTCGGACGATACGCTGGAAATGTGCGAATTCCTTGCTTGAAAACTCGACGAGATACTTTTTCCAGTCGACGATGTATTCACTGCCCGGGCCGAACTTTTTGACGCGTTCTTTCTTCAGCCGGCGGTCGCTGTCGCGGAAATTGTCGCGAATGTAGCCTTTCGCACCGCTGACCGTGATCTGCTTGTCTTTTGCGGTCCTGGCGAGGTCGTTAGCGGCCTGCGTCTGCTGATCGGTATTGGGAAGCCCTGAGATCTCCCACGCGACGCCTTTGCTGATCCAGCCCTTCTCGGCGATCGCCCGGGCATCGTCGGACATCGAACAAAGCCGCAGCGTCATGTAAACGTACGCATCGGATTTGCCGATGGTCTTGGCGATCTCGGCTATGTCGAGCGTTAGATCGTCGCGGAGCTTCTTGACCGCATAGGCTTCTTCCATGAAAGGAACGCCTTCACGCTGGACGTTTTCGATGATCTGAAGCTTCAGCACGTCGGCATCCGCAACGTCACGGATCACAGCAGGAATCGTGACCTGGCCTGCTAACTGCGAAGCTCGAAAACGACGCTCACCGGCAACGATCTCAAAGCCTTTCTTGTTCGGGCGAAGGATTATCGGCTCGAGCACGCCGTTTGATTTGATCGATGCCGCCAGTTCCTTCAGCGTCTTATCATGAAACGTCTTTCGATAGTTCGCCTTCGCATGTATCTGATTGATCGGAACTTCCCGCAGCTCTTGTTTCATTCGTTTCTCCTTATCTAAACCACGCGACCGAGATGATGTGCATGCCGAGTTCCGCGGCGATCTCGTGTTCTAGGCGGGCACCTTTCGAGTCCCGCCAGTTATCAAGCAGACAGATGCCGTCGCACGCAAGCAGCAGCGGTATGTCGCGTTTCATGTAATCGGCCCAGGGATGCTCCACGCCGTCGCCGTCCAAGCCGTTCGCCTCGATCGGATTCACCGGCTCGTGCCCGTGTTGTTTCAGCAACGCCGCGGCCTTTTCAAATGCCGCCTTTGCCTCTTCCGGTGGTAAGCCCGATATTTTCCCTGCAATATAGATCCTCATTTCCTGAATCTGTTCCTTAAAACCCTCGCACCGCATGGCCCGACGCCGCCATGCAGGTGAAACGCCGTATCGACCAGCTCGCCCACGGCTTCAAATGTTTCAAGATCTTCATCGTGCATAAGGAAGGTTCCGGCGGCATTGCACCTTTATGGCACGCCGCGGCGTGCCGGCGATACAACGCCTCGACCTCCGCCTTTTCGTGTTCCTCAAGCCGCTCGAACGAACGCCGGACGCCGAGATCCTGCCGGTTCAAAGCATTCGCAAGTAATCGTGATGTCGTCATATTTTCCCCCACAAGCGAATCGTCAAAATCGTTCGCCATCATTTCCCCGACCGCGATCTCGATCCGCAAACGGTCGATCTCTTTTGCTAACGCATCGCATTGCCGGTCGAGCGATTCCTTTTCAAACATCGCCCGGTCAAGCCGTAATTCAGCCGCCGCCAGGCATTCCGTCAGTTCATCATTCATCATTCTGCATTCATCATTTCCCGATAAATTCCCAAACCCGCAGCATCCGCCCGTGCGAGGTTACGCGCTCGCATTGCTCGTATCGTTCGGCGAACCGCCAGTGCCTCTTATCCCGAAATATCCCGCCGGCTGCATTCCCGAGCGGCTCCAACGGAAACCGGCGGCTGTAAACGCGGATGACATCATCGGCGGTAACGAACGTCTGCCGCTGCCCGAGCTCGACCGCTATCGCCTTCGCAGCCTCAAGCGACGTGCTCTTATTCACCGCTGCTTGTGCAATGCCCCGATCCGCCGCGATCTCGGCTTGAAACAGATCAAATAATGGAAGTTCCGAATGCATAATTCACAGTGCATGATGCACAATTTCAGAGATTTGTTTTTCCTCGCGACGCCGAAGATCCTCGCGGCGGTCGCGATCGCCAAAAGCCAAAAGAGTGTTTCAAATAGTTTCTTCATCGTGCACCGTGCATTCTGCGTCGTGCGTTTTTCACGCTTTCACCGGACGCAGGTTCGTCGCCTGCCTCTCTTCCCAACGCTCGATGCCCTCGATCTTTTGTTGCGCGATGGCGATCAGTTCCCGCAGCTCGCGTTTCTGAACGTCGGCGGGTTTATCGGTCAATAGCGCGTCGATGGCCTCGAACGCTTCTTTATGGACCTCGACGACCGAAACCTCGCGGGCCGGACGTGCACCGGAGCTGCGTCCGTGCCGCCTGCGTTCGTGTTCAAGCTCGGCATCCCAGTGCGACGTCGAAAGTCCGGCACGCAGCACGCCTTTATAGATCGAAAAGAACGGTGCAAAGGGGTCGGTATCGGTACCGTCGAGGATGTTATAGATGTGTGTTTTGCCTTTCCAATCCGAAAGCCGCTTAACGTTGTCGGTCAGCGTGTCGATCGTGGCATCGGTGAGAAGATATATCTCTCGCATAGTTTTAATTAAGGTTGTGGAAAATGAATTGCGATTTTCCTTTTATGCCGAAGTGAGTCGGCGTATATTGCGGCTGTCGGCACGCGTGCCCGATCTTTGACAATTTAACGCGCCATCCGAAGGGCGACCGTCAGCCCGGCGATCAGAACCAGCAACGCTAGGGCGAATATCAAATGCACCTTGAGCGGCATCGGTTCACGCGGATCCTTGCGGACCTTCGTGCACGTCGGGCAATCCGCACCGTCAGCCGGTGCCGGAGATATCGAACAGCCGGAACAGAAAAACGTCGCGGTATTCAATGCCGGAAGCTCCTTCCTGGGCTTAAGATCTTGCATTGTGCATTGTGCGTTCTGCATTGTTGTCATATCTCTGCTCCCTTCCGGTCGTACGATCGACGACCGATCTGATCTGCTCGAGGCCGCACCGGGCCCGGCCGCCGTCAGCCAGCCGTATGTAAATAGACGGCACCTTGTTTCGGATCTCTTTCCGCTCGACCTCGAACAGATGCTTGATCAGCGGCCAGTACGAGATATCGATCCAATCGCCCTCGTTGATGTCGTCCCACTTAATGCCGTGCTGATTTTTAAGGCTCATTATCTCTGTGCTCTCTGTGGCTAAATTCTTAAAAAGGGCGGTTCACTGAATTGGCGTCAGTTTCCCCGAACCGCCCGAGTATCCGGCCATGAATAACCGGAATGTCGTTATTTCGCGTTCAGCAGTTCGACAAGCTTGGGCCTGACCTCGATCGCCTGGTCCTCGGTCATTTCGGCAAAGACCTTCACGCCCTCGGGCAGCAGCGAAGTAAGCTTCGTCAGGTCGGTGCCGCGTTCCAAAAGCTTCCCGGCAAGTGCGTCGCAGATCTCCACAACCGACTCGGCCGGAGCCGCCGGAGCGGCGACACTCTTGTCGGCACTGCCGCTTGCGGCAGAAGAACGCTTCGCTTCGGGCTTCGCCTTTCCCTCGTCGCTCGGTCGTTCCGGTGCAAACAGTTCCGAAACCATCGGCACATCGCAGACCGCCGCGACGAACGCCCGTTTGATCGCCATTTTCAGCACGGTATTTTCGATATCGGCTTTGTCCGGATTATCGACACGCCCGAGCTGCTGGCCGGTGATGCGTTCATCGTTTGCGGCAAACTTCGCACCGCAGCCGTCGAGCTTTGCCCAGCAATAAAACCCGCCCTGCGGCGATTTATTGTCCTTGCGGATCGCGGGCGTTTCGCATTCGGGGCATATCCGGTCGCCCTTGCGAAACGCGTATTTCGTCTCACGCGTCGAACAGATGCCGTCGCCGCTGGCGATCTGGATGCCCATTGCGTTGAAAAGCTTTACATGTGCACGGACGCGGTAATGATCGCCCTCGAGCCATGTTTCCGAGATGTCGGGCGTACCCTTTACCAGCTTGAAAAGCGAGCAGATGTTTCGTGCACCTTCCTGCAGGAGCATCGGTTTCTTTAGCTCTTGCGTGCCGATCTTGTCGTCAAAGTGATAGCCGAGCTTCATGTTCCGCTTCACGTAATCCCGCAGGATCGTCCGCATTTCCTCGTCGCGTTTGATCCGGGCCTCAAAGACCTCGGGCGTCATGTCGCCAAAGACCGCGATCTGCTGATTACCGGGACCGGACGTTCGTTCTAAAGCCGTCCCTGCCGCTGTATTTTCGTGTTGCATAGTTTTCTCCGTTTTGTTTTTTCCCGCCCTGGTTCGTTAAAATCTTCCCGGACTGAACCGCTTCGCCTTTTTCGTATAATCCGCGATCTGTTCCGGCGTTAGTTCAAACTTTCGCAGCCGGTAAATATCGATCAGCGACTGCGGCACCGCGATCATCACGCGGTCATGGTTGAAATAATCTGTCCGCACCTGTTCGCGATAGAATTCACGCTCCGACCGCGTAGGCCGTTCATCCGCCGGGTTCAATATCACAACGTCCATCGTCTTGATCGTCAGCCGCATAACTTCGGCGATCACATAGACCTTTGGACTTTCGACCTGCGTTCCGAACCCGAAATGCTCCATCGCCTGCTCAAGATCCTGCTGCTGTGCCGTTCCCGATGTCATTTGCCGAGCTCCGGTCCGATGAAGGCAGCGGCAATGTAAAGGCCAATTGATATCCCGAGCAAAATGCTCATCACCGTGCCGATCGCCAGTTGAATTTTTAATTGCTTATTCATGTCGTTTTTGGCTGGCCGATGTCGTAAGTGCTTAAACCACGCCACCGGCCCTGCCTTTGCCTAAAGTAGCGGCTTGCCCGCCAGCATTCGCCGATCCCGAACCGGCAAAACTTGTCAAATATTCGGCGGCGAGGTTCGTCATTTTACACACTACGTTCGTTATCCCCTCTCGCCGCCTTTGTTCAGTGCTCTCCCGACAGATGCCTGCTTACCCTGAACAATCTCGTTTACACCGTCACGCCCGCAGCTTCAGCCCTTTCGACTGCCCGTTGGCGCCAGACCGGAATTGTTCTTTCCATCGCTTCGCGTACCATTTGAGACATTTTCAGATCGAGCTTTTCGCCAAGCTCATCGATCTCGTCACGCATTTCGTCAGGCACGTCCGCTATCACTTTTTTCGTTGATTCAGCCATATATTTTATTGCGGTACTATTTAGTACTTTTACCGCCGTGACTAGAAAGTACTAGAAAGTACTGGAACTTGTCAAGCATTAAATTTCAATTTGGGAAAAAAAAGTTTATGAAGTTACTAATGAGTACCAAAGAGCAGTTCAAGATGTATCTCGATCCAGAAATGATCGAGAGACTGGACCGTCTTGCGGAGAAAAATGGACGCCGCAGCTCGCAGCAGGTCGCGGAAGAAATTATCGCGATATATTTGCCCGTGTGGACTGCGGTTACAGACGCCGCAAATCGTGCCATCTCATATCAAACACAAACGCAACCCGAGCCGAAATTCGAGGCCTTCGACCTCGACGCCAAGATCCGCGAAGGCGGCAGCCCGGATATGATCATGAGCGAATGGTTCACTTTCGAGGGCCGGGAGACTCCGTCAGATTTTGGCATGATGTTCTTTAAGGGCTGGGAAACGTATTCGCCCGAAGAGAAGCTCGCCGCACTGAACGACGCCAAGCGCATACTCGATCGGACATTGACAAAAACGCCAAAACAAAAGAAACTCGCACCGAAAGGGAAGAGGAAAACCGAATGAAAAACATCTTACTGACGTCGATAATATGTTTTGTTTTGACACTCTCGGCTTTTGGTCAGGTTCGGAAGTTTGACGACAAAGGCCTGATCAAGCCGAAAGTTGAATCGGTCGAGCTGCAGGATTATGAGCCGGTGAAACTGGTGCCGAGCGATCCCGCGATCGATGATCTGGCAAGAAAGGATTTCGAGGCATGGCAACGCGCACAGAACGCAAAACGCTGGCAGCAGATCGCCGATTCGAAGCAGGGCGATAAATTCTATGCACGCGGCATTCGCTACCGTTCGGGCGGCGATGTCGAGGTTTGGCTGAAAATGGTGCCGTCTAAACCGGCCCTTACTGGGAAGTTGAGATCTTATCGATATATGGTCTCGTTCGCGACCTTTCACTGCGACGACAAACGCGTAACGACCGAATCGGGGATTTTATACGATGCACGCGGCCGCGTGCTGTATAACCTGCCGTCATTCCTGGCACGGTCCTATCGCGACCCGATCAACCCGGACTCGGTCAATGAATCGATCTGGGAAACGCTCTGCACCGATCGCCGGTACGAGATCCCGTAGATTTGACAACATCGCTGCGGTTGGCGTACATTGGTTCTGCTTAAACCACGCCAACCGGTCTGCAGTTTTTACAAATGCAGATCATTACTCTCGAAAAAAGCGAGCTCGAGGATATCATTCGTCGAACCGCAGCTGCCGTCGCAGACGAATTTCGCAAGGACCGCGTCGTTCAAAAAGAATGGATGACGAAAGCGGAACTTGCCGCGCATTGGAACCTCTCACCGGCAACAATTAACCGTTATATGAACGAAGGCATGCCGTTCGATCGCGTCGGCAACGGGCATCCCAGCTTTCGCCTGACCGCCGTGAGCAATTGGAGAGCAAATGAGCGTAATGAAACGCTATCGCGGAAAGAAGCTAACGTCCAAATCTAAGGATTGGGACAAAGGGACTTGGTATATATGGAAGCGGTTAGGGAAAAAGATCATTCACAAAGCGATACCCGAGGCCCAGACAAAAACGGAAGCCGAACAGGCCGAACGGTCGATAATAAAGAACGCATTTAATAAACGATATGGCGCCCATTCAGATACGAGTTTCACCGAGTTTGCGGAAGGTCCTTACACGCGATATTACGAAGGACATAATGTTAACGTTGGGGCTAAACGCCTCTACATCGAAACCCTCGTCAAAGCATTCAAAGGAAAGTATCTCGCTGACATCACACCCCAGGATTGTCGCGACGTTCGATCGAAACTTCAAAAAAGCACTTCGGCGTCATCGGTTAATCGAATAATGTCCACGGCTTCGCGGCTGTTCAGCCTGGCGTGCGAGGAAGGGATCCTAGACCGCAACCCGATGCAGTATGTTAAGAGTTTGAAAGAACCGCCGAAACGCAAACGGCTGCTCACGATCAGGGAAAAGGAAAAGCTATGGCAGGAATTGCGAAAAGACGAACTAATGTCCCGGCTGGTGACGCTGGCATTGAATCTGCCTTTGCGAAGAGGCCAATTGCTTGCAATCACGCCGGTTGCCGTCGATCTGGAAAATGGACTATTGTTGGCCGAATCAAGCAAGGGCAGGCCGTCTCGGGCTATACCGTTGAATTCTACTGCCTCGGACACGCTCCGCTTAATGCTCGACGATGGAACGCTTCCCTTCCCTATTAAGGATTTCCGGCGACGTTGGAAGCCGTTGCTCATCGCGGCCGGAATAAATAAGAAAGATGGCAAGAGGGGTGAAAATTACACGTTTCACGATCTGCGAAAGGAATTTGCGACCGAACTAATGCGACGCAACCAAAACTCAAAAACGATCCAGCACCTGTTTGCTCATTCCGACATGAGCATAACGGATATCTACATTCAGGAAGATTTCGAACAAATGCGCGACGCTGTAAATACGCTTGATGCAACCAACCTGCAACCAACTCAAAATATAGAAGGGCCTCCAAATTAATGAAAGCCCTTTGTTTATTGGTCGGGACGACAAGATTTGAACTTGCGACCTCTCGCACCCCAAGCGAGAAACGTATCATTTCACCGCATCGCAAACCGTGTCAAAGCGTTGCGATATACAAGCCAATCCCCTTCCACGAATCACCATAAAACAGTCTGACGCGATAAGTCCGCAACGTATATGCAACCAACTTAGTAGATCGTGTGATACGTGTTGATGTTTGCCTCGCCGTCGTCGCGTTCGGTGTTGTTCAGGGCGGCTTGAAAAAGAACGATCTCCTTCATTGAGCCTGCAATAAAGAATGTTGACCCGTTGTTCCTGGCTCCGACGTTCAGGTTGGCGTTTGCATAATTACCGGAGATGTTACTGGTAGCCACATCGTTCGCGTTCGATGCATCGACACGAGCTTTGACAATGCTGCTGCCCGTTAATGACCGGTCTGTTATCACCGTTACCAGACGGTCTGCCCCCGATGTAAATGAGTTTACAGACTCCGCGTTACCAACAGATGCGACTTGAGAGTAAAACGCACACACCGCTCCCGAATTTGTGAATATCAAGAGGTCGTTTGCTGCCGCTCCGGTGTTATGCTCCAACAATATCTGATAGTCTGCGTTCGTCGCTGAAGCTGCAACCATGAATGCAGAGAGCTTATCCGACGCCGACAGGTCTAATGCCACGCTATAAAAATCATTAGAACCGTCAAATGTGAGTTGTTCTCCAGACGTGTCAAGCCCTGCCTGACTTGCAGCAGTCGCTTGCGTTAGATCCGCTGAACCACCACTTTGGTCGTACCACGTTTTTACAAAGATGGTGGAGGCTCCTTTGAAACTGATCGCAGAAGCCCAGTCTAAAGCTTCGCCAGAGAAACCTATATCCTGCTCGGCATTATCTGAGGCACGGCGAACCCGAACCGCTGAACCGGCGTAAGCACCACGCAGTTTCCGCACACCGTATGCCGCAGCAGCAGACTGACCTACTACGTCGATAAGGCCGGGGAACGCATCAGTCGATTCGCTGACAATGGAAGTCCACGCCGAACGATTCCCCGCGCCGTCATACGCCCGAAATTCGAAATCATACGAGGTCGCGGCGGTGAGGCCGCTTGCTGTGACGGGATTGGTCAATCCCATGTCCACAGGCGAGCCGCCGTCTATTCGATATTCATATCCAGCTACTGCCATATCTAATCCGTTGAAGTTCCTCTGTCTAGTTCAATCTCTGTATCGCTCAACGCCGTCGCTGAGTAGCCCGTTGGAACGCTCGGTGCAGTCGTGTCAGGCGTGGCGGAAGGGATGAACCACGCCTTCGCTTTCACCGCAACAATGTCTGCCGCTGTACCGCCGTCAGCTTGTAGTGTGATGGGGATTGCTGCTGACATATCAAACCCCGCTGGTGAAGTTACCGAGATGGTCGGTGACTCACCCGTGACCGTAAATTGCGAACCGACCACGAGATCACCGTCCGCACTTCGCATGATCGAAAGCGTTTGCTGCCAAGATTTGTTATTCGCGGTTGTCGTTGTGTTGGCGATGGTGCTGCCGTCAAGGTCAACCGTTACGATCTTGCTGTTACCGTTTGCGGCGAACGTGCCGTGATATTCAACAAAAGCCGTATCGCCGTCATTCGTGAATAGATCAGCCTCTAGTTCGTCCTCGTACAGATCTTCGAGCGATGTTCCGGCCGTAGGAACGGTGTCCCAATGGTCGAACAACGCACGCATACCGCCGCTTGCTGCGGGAATGGCGAGAGGCGTGCTCGGATGTTGTGTCGTATCGACAAAGCTCTTTTCGCTCGTCTTGCCGAAGGGCGAAAGGTAAAGCGTCAGGTTTTTGACCTTCGAGGATTCGTAAGGAATTAAAGCCGCATCGCCATCGACGATCGCGATGCCGAGCAGAAAAGGCTCTTTGTTTGGTTCGTCGTCATCGGTCGCCCATATCTCGGCCTTCTCCGGCGTTTCGGTTGTCGCTAGATTCTCGGCAACGTACGTCCGCACATCGTTTTGCGTCAGGGCGAGAATGGCGGTCGATTGCAGCGTCATGCGTGCCGTTTTCGGATAGGTCGCGTGCTGCAGCTCGATAACATCGCCCGCGGCTGCGTCGTCGCTGCCGCTGTCGTATTCACCCGCAACAATGTGACCATAAACGTCAACCGCTACGGTTTCGATCAAAACAGACTGTGTGATGTTGTAGATGTCCACGTCCTCAAAGGCAAGCGGAATCCAGTTGCCGCTAGCATCTATCCGTCCTACATCGAACGCGGGTCTGTAATTATCTATTGCCATTTAGGTCGTCACTTCTACCGAGATATATTTATTCGTGTCGTCATAGGAAACTGCTCCAAAGCTCGCATCATCCGATCTCGTTGGGATTTGCGTCGGCGGCAAGTTCGGCGGCGTATGCGGAGGCTCCGGGCCGGGGTCGGGGTCGATTATGACAGGAACCCAAAACCGCTCCGCTGAGATAGCGTCCAGATCGAACGTCACGGCAGTCTCGCTTGCGATCTCAACCGAAGAGAAATGCCCACTGACGTTGATCTCTCTTGTTGACCAGTCGCCCCCGGATGTTGGATTCAAAGTGCGAACGAACGAATTTAAGCCCACCGTTATCAATACGTCAGCAAAATCCACCGCCCGATAATAGATCGTTACCAATGTGCGGGCCGTTCCTTCGCCGTCAGGGATCGCTAAACTCGAAATGTCGAACAGTGCATCTGCGGTAGCGTCTTGCATTTCAACGTAATTACCGCCCGATGCCGAGCCGGATGCGAGTATCGCCGTGCTGCCAGTGAGAGTCGCATCTTCGGCCTCGAATAGTTCGCTTGTGCCGGGGTCGCCGCCGGGGTTGATGGTTGATGCCTCGAACTGTTCATACGCCGTGTGATTGTATGCCTGTGCTGTGACTTCCAAGCGTCCATTCGATACCTTTTGCAGTTCGATGATGCGGAAGTATTGCGGCGTTTCGGTGTTGTCGGTGTAGCCGTTATCAGTGCCGATAGTATGCCCGTCAAGCAATGCCGAATCTATCTGGATTATCTCGTATCGTTTAAGATCAACCGCCTGCTCGTAGATGGTCGTAAAGGTCGCCCGAAGATTGTTTTCCGTACCGCCTTCGTCAAATTCACCGAACATCAAAATGCGATAGGCGAACCGTACGGCTTCCTGTAGATAACGAATGCCGAATGCGGACAATCGAGTGTCAACCGTGTGCAATTGGTCATCGCCTAATGCACGCCCCGCGAGTCGTTTCTGTGCAACGTTGTCTATTAAAAAAGGTTCTTCGGTGTCGGCGTTATCGGCGTTCTCAAACCGGCATTCGATCTCATTGATAACTTTGTCGTTAGGGACGGATTCAAGTTTGATCGTCGGCTGCCCATCGTCCCAGACGATATTTTGCAGCTCGCCAGTATCGGTGAACACGCGGGCATCGTCAAGTTCGTCATCGGTAGCCGCACGAAACGGGCGAATCTCAAATAATCCTTCGTGCTGAAATGGAACGCTGATGCCGCCAGCCCTGCAAACGTCGGTGATAACCTCGTCGCATGGTCGGCCTTCCATTACGACATTGAACGTTGATCGCTGACCTGTGTAGGTATCAGTTTCACCGTCAGGATGTGTGTGTGAATAACTCGCGTACTGTGCAAGAAAATTGGAAGCGGCTTTCCAGTTCGAAGGATTGAACCGCGAGAACGGATATTTCATGCCCGTCTTTTGATCGGTCATCACATCGAGCAAACACCACACGCGGTCATCCGTCCAGTTTCGAAAGACAGCATTGATCCCCTCGTGGCCTAGGGCATTATTCGGCACAACCACAGTCGGTGTGATCGTCGCGGAACTCCACGACAAGATGCATTTCCACGGCGTAGAAAGCCCGGAGTATGTCGCAAATTTCAGCTTGAAATCGTAAGGGATTCCGGCGGTCGCAGCGAATGATCCAGTATCATCCGTGCCGTCAACGCCGAGTTTGTTGATGATCGGCGTGACAAGATTATTTACAAACACTTGCACGCCGCCTAGATGGGCCGCGTGAAACGTGACGGTTTCAGTGGTCGGGAAAGTGATCGTACCTTCGAATATGAAGCTAAATTCTGCGATGCCAATGATGCCATCTGAAGGTGGAAATAGGCTCTCTGCGTAATTTACATTATAGATGTTCGACTGATGCACCTCGTCAGTCCACGCATCGTCTGAATAATACGTCGCGGCAAGGCCAGTGCCGGGGACGGCGTTCGTGAACTGCGGCACGCCCGCCATGCCGACAACAAAGGCTTCAGCCGACAAATTCGACGGTGAGAAGTCACGCGGGTTGCATTGAAAACGGTTAGAGAAATGAGCCAGCCCTGAGAAGTTAGAAACCTCATCGCCCGGATTGCCCGGAAAGAGTGATCGCGGCTGGCCGATATAACCGAGCCTGACCGCTGTATGGATCATCTGCACCAGATCCTCGTTGATCTTGATATTCGACATCGAAACGATGCGGCCTTCGCTGACCTCCCACATGGTATCGAGCCATCGCGTGTTCGGATTGCTCGAGCCTTCGTCACGCGACCAGAGCATCAGGTTCAGCTTTCGCACCATCTTCGAGCCGTACACCTTGCGGACAGGGTCGGTCAGGTTCGAGGCGTTGCCGTCAGCATGGGCGATGTATCCCGTTCGCGGATTCGAATAGTAAGGGCCAACGTTCGTGTCATAGGCTCCGTAATATTTCGCGTCGGTCGTTCCAAAACGTGCATTGCAGGCGGCTTCCGATTTCGGGCAGCTTGAATAAGGCGTTGAGCCTGTTTTGAACTCGCCAAGCCCGCCGAACTGTTTGGCATACGGGCAGCCGTTCGAGGCGATCGATTCCACATCGGGCAGCTCGCCGCCGAACGTGAACCGGCAATGATTAAGCGGACGCATCGAATTCGGCGTCAGCAGTTCTCGTGAACGCGAACCGTTCGTCGCCACGACCTCGAGCTTTTTCCAGCCCCAAACTTCAGGAGCCTGCAACTGGCCGAACCACGCCTCATGCGTGCCCTGCACGTCTGGATAATAGAAATGCAGTTCGCACCGCACGCCGGAGCCGAACGTTTGAAACTTCTGCGTGATCTCTTTGTCAACGTCATCGAATACAAAATCTATTTCTTCTGTGCGAAGGTCGGGGTTAATTTCAAATTCAAGGTCGGCAAGTATCGAGCCAATAATTCGCGGTTCTATGCGTTTAGCAATGCCGGAGAAGTTGCCTGCTTGGTGAAATGCTGACTCGCCGTAGTATCTTGTTTCGCTCGAATCATTAGCGTCCCATATGACTTTCAAATACGCAGC